TCAGGAGCATTTCTGATTAACGCCACCGTTAAGAATCCACCCTTCAACAGCTTCACGAAGGTATGATTTGGGGTGGGTTCTGACTGGCTTCGGAAATCCGTGCCGTTTGGTATAGTTCCAGATTGTCTGACGTGATGAAACACCGAGCTTGTTCATCACTTCTTTCTCAGGAATCAGACTGGTATCGGTCATCTTAATTCTCCAGGCAAAAAGAAACCGCCATATAGCGGCTCTATCAGATATGTACAGGCCTCATCGAGTGTGAGGCGTTAGTCCTTGCGTAGCTCGCTGATTCTTCTGTAAGTCTCTGGTGCTTTGTTTCCGTGTATCTTCATTTCAGACTTCAACAGAGCAACGAGGGAATCCCATTCGTTGAGGATGCCTTTGAATGCCGGAACGCGCTTTGCAACCTTGTCGAATGAATCTCTGATTTCTGGAATCTGCTCAACAAGCGCAACGCATCGCCGGAAGTCTGCTGCGTCATGTGGAGCACCGAAGCTATGACCATAGATATTCTTTTTCAGTCCACATGCGATTGAGGCAAGAGTTGCGCTACTGATGCCGACATCGCCAGTCGATTGCCATTTCAAAACCTTCATAGCCAAATCTGACATTTCTTGTCTCCATAAAACAAAACCCGCCGTAGCGAGTTCAGATAAAATAAATCCCCGCGAATGCGAGGATTGTTATTCATTGCCGATATTCACCTTTATCGCGAACACCTTTACCGGTTTATCTCCGAAGTGTGGATGTGTGATTGTCTTCACTTCATATCCGCCATACGGGACGTCAATTCTGCGACTGGAATCGTCGCGCTTCGGATATCCCTTTGTGATAATCAGGCGGTCATACTCGCGGAACATAATTCGCTTATTCCAGTAGCCATTGCACAGGCGATACTCTTCCGTTTTCTCTCCGCGAATCATGGCATCGAAGTATTCACCTTTGACGGCAAGTTGCAGGTTAGCCACGGTTAACCTCCTGCGCCGTTTTGATGATTGCTGCCAGACAATTCTTGCAAGGAACAAGCAGCGGTCCCTGCTCAATGCTCAATAGCGCATGCTGAGCACCATGAAAAAGCCATTCGAATGACCCAGGCCGATGACCGCACCATGTCTCAATCTCGTGCTTAGGGAGTTTAACTCCCTCTCGATAGTCATATTTGATGATGTGCTTGCTCACGACTTCACCTCCTGTTGAGCAGAAACCTGATTTTTGAGTGATTCAGAAATATTCCTGCAATACCTAGCGGATTCATCGTCGAAAATGCTTTCGAAATACTCAGCAATCCAGCCGAACACAACAACCTGCTCATTGCTTGGATTTGCACTTTGATTGAAGGCGGTTATTAGTGATGCACTCATACTCACTTAACCTCCTGTTTTGGGGCTGCTGGAAGTGGCATCCAGTGGGTTATGATTACTTCGCGAGGATTGCAGTCGTCCTCTACTGGCTGCCACTCCGTCCATCCATTGGTTTTATGGACAAAGAAATAAGCAGGAATGTAGTCTGGTTCATCTCCTTCAAAATATGTTCCCCAGCAAAGATACAAGCAATTGCTATCAGGCATTCGCTCACTACAGCTTATCCAACCATCCGGAGTTCCCGGAGAGTTGCCATTTACATCGAAGTTTGGCTCTGCGTCCTGAACCAGGAGGATGTAACCATTCTTGGCTGTATCAAGTTCTAACGCCTCGGTGACGGTGCCGAAATAGCGATTACCTAAATCAGCATCACAAGTGCTTACATCAATGGAAACTTCCATGCCTTCGATTAATTCTGGCAAGTTGTAAGTTTGGCTTACAGGCTCTGCTTCCAGCGATGACAGTGCAATTCGTGCCAGTTCCATTTGTTCGCCACGGGTAAGCCCGTTTTCAAGCGGGGATTTAATGAACAATTCGATACGTTCTTTAGTGATAGTGCTCATATCACTCTCCTTTGATGCGAATGCCAGCGACGCATGGCACATTAACTTCCACGATGCGCACAGTTGGTTTGTACATCTCAATCGCTGTCAGCCAGTCAGCGCCAGTCATGCGCTTTTCTGCATCGCCATTAGTCCACTTAACCGGTACACCAATAGCCTTCATCGCGATTTCTATTTCCCCGGCGATGGCGCTTTTTCCGCAACCAGTAAAACCAGATACAACGACCAGAACTTCACCTTTGGCTGGTTTTATTTCCCGCGCTTCCAGTTCTGCTATGCGCTTACTTCCATCCGAGATAACACCTTCGTAATACTCACGCTGCTCGTTGAGTTTTGATTTTGCTTCCTCAAGCTCAACTCTCAGCTTCCCTACCGTTAACGCAATATCCTCGTTCTCCTGGTCGCGGGATTTGATGTATTGCTGGTTCCTTTCCCGTTCATCCAGCAGCGCCAGCACGGTAGCTGGACTGGCTGCGGCGATGAATTCAGCATTGGCCTGCTGTTCCATTTGGAAATCTTCATCGAAACCGCTTTCAGGATGCGCTCCTTCAATTCTGCAAATGGGAATATATCCAGCAGCCTCGCGATGAATTAGCGCATCATCACAATCAAATCGGCTCTCTCCATATTCGAGCGACCATACACCACACGTTGCTTTTTCTGCCTTGGCACGCAGTGCCTCATAGTCAATCTTGCTCACTGGTTGCCTCCTTTGCGAATCTGTTCAGCGATATCTTCGAGAACACCATCAGAGAATGAGCGGTCAAAATCGCCTTCCGGCGCATTAGCCATAAACTCAGTAGAGGTAAGAATCATCCGGGCAATATCCGCGGCGTTCTTCGCAGTATCATCAATAAAACCAGCTTCCCAGGCAGCCAGCATTCTGTTCGCCACAAAGTAAGCTCCCTCCTTGCGTGCTTCAGTCTTCACTTCAGCCAGGAAAGCATCGGTGGCTGGTGTTTGCGGCATCCCTCCATCTGTTGCGCAGATATACGCATCAGATATTTCATCCTGCTCGCCATCAAACACGTAGCAACTCTGTGCGATAAATTTATTCAGCCCAGCATTCTCCGCTGCCAGCGCTGAAAACTTCTCGTGTGCCAACTTAACAGCCGAATCAGCCTGCTTAATTGACTCAATCGCTCTCTGCTGGTCTTCGGCCAGCGCCGAAATCTTGGCCTCCGCTTCAGCAAATTTACGCACCAGATATTCAGCGTTTGTTTCGTTAACCTTTAAATCACATGGGATGCATTTACCTTTCAGAAATCCATCCATCTCAATTAGTGACATTTGTTTCATTTCTTCCCACTCCGCCACATCGCATTCAGATATTTGTTGTCATTAACAGAACCGAAACTCTCTCGCTTAAGTAATTCCTCTCTCGATGGCATTGGCTTTACGCGCTGGCGAATAATCATTTCTGCCGGAAGAATTCCGGGATTGTATGCAAGTCCTCTCATGGTAAATTCCTCAGTCATTACTGATAGCGCCATAGCGTGAGCGGTAATTACGCAGGCGCGGGTCGATATATTCAGGGAATTGGGTATATGTGGCTTTGCGGAATGGTCGGATTGATGTCTGGTAAATTCGCTCTCGTTCTTCTTTCTCTGCAAGCCATATACAATGGCGAAATTCCTTTTCCTCTTTCGTTTCCTGCGGTAGCGACATTATCCGATCGTAGTTTTTTCTGAATTTATCCAGCACCTCCGATACGGAATTGCCGGAACAGCGGCGCGCGTCATCCGCACCATACAGAGGCGCTGGCATGGTTTTCTCCTGTTGATTATTTAGCTAACTTTTTCCAGATCGCTGAAACGTATTTGGCTTGGTGAATGGCATCATCAAGCGCGTTGTGGCGAGTTCCTTTGAATGGCATATCTCGCTTAGGGTCGAATCCTATTACCTTCCCAAGTTCGACGATTGTTCTTACGTCGCGGTCATTCCACCACTTCCACGGAACTGGCTGCCCTGTCAGCGAATAACTGTTTCGGAGAATAACGCAGTCAAATGATGCTCCATTCCCCCAAACCTGAACGAATTTGTGGTTAGCGTTCTTTATGATGAATTCAGATAACCATGAAAGAGCCGTTGAAAGCTCCTGAGTGTTGCTGGTTAGCGATTTTCTGGCTTCTTCACTCTGTTCCAGCCACCATAAAATCGTTGAAGCGTCAGGACGCGCTCGATATCGCATTGATGATTCAAGCGAGATATTTACCGAGAACTCTTCTCCTGTTTCTCCGGTATTCGGGTCAAAGAATACCGCCCCAATAGAAATAACTGGCGCGTATGGCCCGTTGCCCATTGTTTCAAGGTCAACCATCAAGTGATTCATGTAAGTCCTTAAATTGCGTGAATAGCGTGACGAGGGAAGGGGAGAGTTACTGGTGCAAAGGGGATATCGTCGTCAAAATCCATAGGTGGTTCGCTGTGATTTCCCTGCTGCTGAGGTTGCTGTCTTTGTTGCTGACCATTATTTCGCTGAGGTGAAGACTGTTCATTGCCTCCTTGCTTGCCACCAAGCATTTGCATGGTTCCACCAACGCCCACGATGACTTCGGTAGTGAACCGATCCTGTCCGCTTTGATCCTGCCATTTTCTTGTCCGCAATTTGCCTTCAAGATAAACCTCAGAGCCTTTTCGCAGATATTCGCTGGCAATTTCTTCCAGTTTCCCGCTCATTACCACGCGGTGCCACTCCGTCTGCTCCTTTTGCTCTCCAGTTTTCTTATCACGCCATTGTTCTGACGTAGCAACGGTAAGGTTTGCAAATGCCGTTCCTGATGGTGAATATCTGATTTCTGGATCATGCCCAAGGCGACCAATAATGATCACCTTATTTACGCCTCTGCTTGCCATTTATGCCGCCTGTTTTAGTTCGTTAACTCTGATGTTCATTACCTGAACGCATTTAGCCTGCGCCTCCTCGTTGCCAGCCATTAATTGCCAGTCATGCTGATAACGCTCGATGAGTTTTTTCTTGTCAGTTTCTGTCGCTGCATAATCGCTGAAGTCTTTCAGGATTTGTTCGCAGTCAACCGATGGATATTTCTGGTTGGTATTTTCTGGTGATGGTTTGTTATCTGATGCTGGGATTGCCCAGCCCGGCAGCGATGGAGGGAGCCAGTAAAATCCTGTTCCATCCTTGAGTTTTGCCCTGTGCCATCCCTGCTTTTTGTCGAGAGATGTTTGTGCGAAACCTTCCTCAAGGTTATACAGATACCGACCGATTCCCCATTGAACGGCAGCGCGCTTCATTGCACCGGAACGACCACCTTTGACGGCTTCTACCTGCGTGTTTTCAGCAGCATCCCATTTGGTTACCCATTCGGAATCAATCTTTATCGATATGCCGCATTCAACGCCGCCGTTGTTGGGAATATCGCGGTATTCATTGCGCCATCCTGCTTTGCCGCAAACATCGTCCAGGCGTTTCATGATTGCCCGGTTCGTGACATAAGCCAGCACCATAGCCCACACTTTGCCATCGCGTGTTTTACCGCTTTGCTGTATTCGCCATTCGATATCTTCAGGGCTGAATGGCTCATCGAATTTATTCAAATCCATAATTCACCTCAGAATGGACATGGCCCAAGGAAATAACGCTGATTTAATACTTCAGTCTTTGCCGCATTTAAAAATACGCGAACACCTTCACGATCTCCCTTCTGGCGATACATTAACGCCTGCTGCGTGTACATGCGTCTCTGTAACTTGCTCTCCTTCACTGTGGTTGCAAGTGACATGAATATCTCCTTCGTTACCGATTAATTCTTTCATCTGACGAATGAATTCTTCGTCTGACCAGTTATCTGTAAAACTCATGGACGGCCTTGTTGTTTCAAAATATCCCAAAGCTTTTCGAGCAAACTTTTCATTCTTGGTTGTTTAAAGTCTGCTCCGGTTAAAATATTTTTTCGTGAATGCTGTACCGATAAAATCGGGTTGAAAGGGCGAACCGATGCCGCCCCTGCAATAGCGAACTGTTGCATAGGATGCTCCTTCTGTTTGATTGCATAACGAAAACGCCTCTAGTGAAGCGTTATTGGTATGCGGTAAAGCCGCGCTTAGGCGGCTGATGTTTCTTCTTTCAGGCTTTCGAGATATTTACGTGGGTCGTCGCAACATTGGCATTCGCTGTACCAATCCACCCAGCGATCAGTAAGCCCCATATCTGATAAATCTTCATCGGTAAGGCTCTCATCCCACATCTCAAGGCCGTTAGCATTGCAGTAATCAGGCTTGATGTTGTTGTCATACTGAAAGGCGTCATAATCAGCCAGTGCGTCCATCAGGCGAACACCCTCTTCAACACTTGCCACTTCTACAATGAACGGCTTCATAGGTACTTGCGGGATATGCCAGACACGTAATTTCATATTTCCTCCGTCAAAAAAATGCCCTCACACTGGAGGGCAAAGAAGATTTCCAATAATCAGAACAAGTCGGCTCCTGTTTAGTTACGAGCGACATTGCTCCGTGTATTCACTCGTTGGAATGAATACACAGTGCTTATTTGTACTAATAAAATACCCAATTTTCTGTTTCTTGGTTGTGTCCAAAGTTATATTCAATATCTGGTGTTGATGTATCAATATTCTTCATCCCATCAACAAGAGTTGATACAACAGCCAAATCTTGTTTGATTCTCATTAAATGGTATTTCTTCCGGCGCAATAAACTTTCAATGGCAAGTTTCTTCGTTGGGAATGCAAAAGATCTTTCTGCATTTTTTGCTACTTTCTTAATTGCATATCTATTTCTCTTTTGTTTCCATTCCTGTAACCACTGATTTGGTGCTGGTTTAAAATTAACAATCCAATGCGCAGGAACCAACCATGCATAATGCTCTGTCTGATGAAAAGCTATATATTGAAGTGCGAATATTTTGATTCCATCTTCTTCAACTGTCGCCTGGAATCTCCAGAAAACAGGCATTCCATCATGTTCAGTTTCTGATTCAGGAAAAGGTACGCTCCATGATTTTGTCATATCTCACCTCAAATAAGTGGCTTGCTGCCTAATTTCATTTTCTGGCGACCAACACAAGTCACACCCATTTCACTGCGTGGCTTGCTGTACCATGTGCGCTGATTCTTGCGCTCAATACGCTGCAGGTTGCTTTCAATCTGTTCGTGGTATTCAGCCAGCACCGTAAGGTCTATCGGATTCAGTGCGCTTTCTACTCGTGATTTCGGTTTGCGATTCAGCGAGAGAATAGGGCGGTTAACTGGTTTTGCGCTTACCCCAACCAACAGGGGATTTGCTGCTTTCCATTGAGCCTGTTTCTCTGCGCGACGTTCGCGGCGGCGTGTTTGTGCATCCATCTGGATTCTCCTGTCAGTTAGCTTTGAGTAACGCGCCGTGATGCTTATCTCCACGGTTGCTGTCTTGCAGCTGCATTTCGCGCTACTCAAAGCTTTCTGCTTTGAATGCTGCCCTTCTTCAGGGCTTAATTTTTAAGAGCCTCACCTTCATGGTGGTCAGTGCGTCCTGCTGATGGCTTAAAATTACAAGAAAGATTGTATGTTGTAAACAAGAAATATTGTAAAAAGGGGCGTGAAAAACAAAATCCATTGTTTTTAAATGAAAAATAGTTTGTTTTTGGTTATCGAGATTGAGGTGGGGATTACTGGTTGCAGGTTCCGACTACATCACCAACAAATGATTTGGTTGATGTAAGTTGTTGCATACCTGGGATATTCATTACTTTGGAGTAAAGAGCTTTTTTGTCTGTAGTGATTGACCAAGTTTCAACGGTTATTCCTCCTCCAGACTGGTATTCTCCTACCATAGTGTTCGATGACAAAGCAGTGTATTTCATCTCTGGATAGACGCCAGAGACTGATTCATAAACTGATGATTTATCGCCATTTATTGTTACGTGAAAAACGGAATCTTCCGTGCTGTCTTTTGTAAACCCGTAACGACCGCCATTCATTGCCCCGTACCCGTGCAGGTTTGTGACAATCCAGCATTCAGAATTGGCGCTGGTAGTTAAGAGTATTGAGAGTAGCGCCGCAATCCTGATCATACGAATTTTACCCTCGCTTCCACGACAACACCGATAATCTTGCAGTTCCCGTTGATAGGAGTCATAGGCCATGAAGGATTCAGGCCTTTCAGGTACTTCTGACCGCCATCTATAACCAGTTTCTTGAATGTTGCTTCGTTCGCGTCAGTCAGTTTGGCTACAACAAGGCTTCCATTCACTGGCTCGCGTCCAGTATCTACTAACACCATATGACCTTCAGGGATGCTTTGACCTACAGGTGAGGTCATGGAATCACCTTCAACCTTCAGCCAGAATCCATCGCCTAATAAGTTAACGTCACTGTCATACCATTCATCAATGTCCTTGATATCGTAGGGCTCACAAGCTTCACACCACGAACCAGCTCTAACCATGCTAATCAATGGATATTTCCCTTTGGGCTCAACGTGCCCAACAAATCTAACATTCGAATCAGAGGTGCCATTGAGCAGCCAGTCAACACTTACGCCAAGAGCTGACGCAAGTTCTGGTAAAAAGCGTGGTCGCTTAGTTTTACCGTTTTCGAGCTGCTCTATAGACTGCTGGGTAGTCCCCACCTTTTGAGCAAGTTCAGCCTGGTTAAGTCCAAGCTGAATTCTTTTGCTTTTTACCCTGGAAGAAATACTCATAAGCCACCTCTGTTATTTACCTCCAATCTTCACAAGAAAAACTGTATTTGACAAACAAGATACATTGTATGAAAATACAAGAAAGTTTGTTGATGGAGGCGATATGCAAACTCTTTCTGAACGCCTCAAGAAGAGGCGAATTGCGTTAAAAATGACGCAAACCGAACTGGCAACCAAAGCCGGTGTTAAACAGCAATCAATTCAACTGATTGAAGCTGGAGTAACCAAGCGACCGCGCTTCTTGTTTGAGATTGCTATGGCGCTTAACTGTGATCCGGTTTGGTTACAGTACGGAACTAAACGCGGTAAAGCCGCTTAAGACATTTCCGCTCTTACACATCCCAGCCCTGAAAAAGGGCATCAAATTAAACCACACCTATGGTGTATGCATTTATTTGCATACATTCAATCAATTGTTATCTAAGGAAATACTTACATATGCAACTTACAAGTACTCGCAAGAAAGCGAATGCAATTACAAGCAACATCCTGAATCGAATTGCTGTACGTGGTCAGCGAAAGGTTGCCGACGCGTTAGGGATTAATGAATCGCAAATTTCGCGATGGAAAGACAGTTTCATCCCAAAAATGGGAATGCTTCTTGCTGTTCTTGAATGGGGTGTTGAAGACGAGGAGTTGGCGGAACTGGCTAAGAAAGTAGCCAGAATGCTGACAAAAGAAAAAGCCCCGAAGAACGGCGAATTCTTCGAGGCCTGATGTAGAAAGACTGGATCAATCCACAGGAGTAATTATGCCAAAACGTCGTAAGAAATACCAGGAAAAAGAAGAGATTCGACACCCTGATTCACCTGAGGGATTAGTGGTAGCCGCAGCAAATAACAGGGCGTTCGCAGAGCGCCTTGTTGGTGTTTACAGACTAGCCAAAGCAGGAGTGAAACATGGGCGTCGTTAAGTTAGCTGATTACAGGCCTCAACTGGAGGTCGTGGAGCATCGCGTGGCAGATACCGAAGATGGTTTCATGCGCGTTGCTAACGAGATTACCGACAGTCTGCTGATGGCTGATTTAACCGTCCGGCAGTTGAAGGTGATGCTCGCTATCATGCGCAAGACATACGGATTCAATAAGCCGATGGATCGACTCACAAACACGCAGATAGCAGCCATGACAGGTATTCATCACACTCATGTTTGCGCTGCCAAGCGCCAGCTTATTGAGCGTAAATTCCTCATTGCTGATGGCGTGAAAATCGGAGTGAACAAGGTGGTTTCTCAGTGGATTAGCCAGGACAGCTTAACATTAGCTAAAACAGCTAATAAAACATTAGCCAAGTCGGCTAATGGGTATAAGCCAAGTCAGCTAAACACAAAAGACAATATACAAAAGACAATAAATACAAATACCCCCTTACCCCCTAACGGGGGAGGCGATGGGCAGGTTAAACCTGAACGTCGCAAGGCAGAACGAATCGACTACGAATCCTTCCTGAACGCCTACAACACCGAAGTCGGTGACAGACTGCCACACGCTGTTGCGGTCAACGAGAAACGCAAACGCCGCCTGAAGAAAATCATCCCGCAACTGAAAACGCCAAACGTGGACGGTTTCAGAGCGTATGTCAGGGCGTTTGTGCATCAGGCCAAGCCGTTTTACTTCGGAGACAACGACACGGGCTGGACGGCTGATTTTGATTACCTGCTGAGAGAAGACTCGTTAACGGGAGTTCGGGAAGGGAAGTTTGCAGACAGGGGGATTGCATGAGACAGGATATCGAAGCGAGCGTTATCGGTGGCCTGCTGATTGGTGGATTAACTCCAACCGCCAGCGACGTTCTGGCAACGCTAGAGACGGAAGCGTTTTCAATTCCGCTCTACCGGAAAGCCTTCGAGGTTATTCGCAAGCAGGCGAGAAACAGAAACCTAATCGATGCGCTGATGGTTGCCGAGGCGTGCGGAGAGGAGCATTTCACGTCAATCCTGATGACCAGCAAAAACTGCCCGAGTGCCGCAAACCTGAAGGGATATGCCGGAATGGTCGCGGATAACTATCACCGCCGTCTGGTGCTGGAAATCATGGATGAAATGCGTGAACCAATCCAAAGCGGAACCATCGACGCATCGAGTCAGGCGATGGATGAACTTGTAAAGCGTCTTTCAGCCATCAGAAAGCCCCGTGACGAGGTTAAACCTGTACGGTTAGGGGAAATCATCACTGACTACACTGACACGCTTGACAGGCGTCTGAGGAACGGAGAAGAGTCAGATACCCTGAAGACCGGAATCGACGAACTTGACGCCATCACCGGAGGGATGAACGCAGAAGACCTGGTGATTATCGCCGCTCGTCCTGGTATGGGTAAAACCGAACTGGCGCTTAAGATTGCCGAAGGCGTTGCAAGCCGCGTTATTCCTGGTTCTGACGTCCGGCGCGGAGTGTTGATTTTCTCGATGGAAATGAGCGCATTGCAGATTGCAGAGCGAAGTATTGCCAACGCCGGGAGGATGTCGGTTAGCGTGCTGCGAAATCCTGCATCGATGGATGACGAAGGCTGGGCGCGCGTTGCTAACGGCATGAGTCAGCTTGCAGATTTGGATGTATGGGTAGTCGATGCCTCGCGGTTATCGGTCGAAGAAATACGCTCAATCGCAGAACGGCACAAACAGGAAAATCCAAACCTGTCACTCATCATGGCGGATTATCTTGGCCTGATTGAGAAGCCGAAAGCAGACCGCAACGACCTCGCAATTGCTCACATCTCCGGAAGCCTGAAGGCGATGGCGAAAGACCTGAAAACGCCTGTTATCTCCCTGAGTCAGCTTTCGCGCGATGTTGAGAAGCGACCAAACAAACGCCCGACAAACGCAGATTTGCGTGATTCAGGAAGCATTGAACAGGACGCAGACTCAATCATCATGCTCTATCGGGAAGCGGTATATGACGAGAACAGTAGCGCCGCACCATTTGCTGAAATCATCGTAACGAAAAACCGTTTTGGCTCACTTGGTACGGTTTACCAGCGGTTCTGCAACGGACACTTTGTTGCATGTGACCAGGATGAAGCCAGACAGATTTGCACAGCATCAAATGCGCCTGCTGCGCGTGGCAGGCGATATGCACAAGGGGCTGACGTATGACCATCTACATCACTGAGCTAATAACAGGCCTGCTGGTAATCGCAGGCCTTTTTATTTGGGGGAGAGGGAAGTGTGGCTGACTGGCAAATTCCAATCATCATTCTTGCCGGAGCTTCGCTGGTTGCTGGCTTTATCCTGCTGAAAAAGCATAAAGACCGTGATCAAAAAGTCGAAGTTCTCTATGGGTATCCAGCGAACAGCACAACATGGCTGACCATTTACCACTACCGAAAATCAGGCCGCTGGGTATTCGAATGGGATGATCTGTTTGCTGAAAAGCGACCAAAGTCATAGGGAGACATCAGCGAATGCATGATGTTTGAAGAAAGAAAATCCGGCGCAACCCGAGAAGAGTTTAACGAAGCGTGGGCGCGATTAAGTGAGAGAGGGTATTTGTGAGCAAGTACGAAAAATTAGATCAAAACATTCTTTCAATGCTGAGTGAAAGACCAACACCTGTTTTTGATATCTGGCTTAAATGGCGGAGCAATGGAATGTATATCGAAACCATCGATCGCCGTATGCAATACCTGAGAAAGAAAGGGCTTGTTGCAAATGTGCGTGGGAAGGGTTGGGTGAAAATTAACCTGTCATAACGGGGATTGATATGGGCGAATCAAGAAAGCAGTTTGAGGAATACGTTGCCAAAAAATTGAGATTACCATTCGAGATGATAACCGAGGCAAGAAATGGTGATAGGTACTTCGCATTTTCAAGCATGGATATTCGTCACTCCTTAAATGAGTGGTGGGCTTTATGGCAGGCATCGCGAGCAGCTATCGAGATTGAGCTTCCTGAAAGCTTTACCATGCATAGTGGGCGAACCCCATATCTGTATGTAAGCGAGGTGCAGAGCGCCATCCGCGCTGCTGGAGTCAAAGTGAAGGAGTAACGATGAAGCAAACAATCTTCCTCCGAACTAAGCAACAACAGCAAGCCGCAATAAATGCCATCCTCGCAACACCACTCGATAAAGACAAGCCAGTCACCATCCGCATTACTGACTACAAGCGCAACCTTGACCAGAACGCAAAATTTCACGCGATGCTGGCGGATATCGCTCGTCAGGTTCAATGGTGCGATAAATGGCTAAAACCAGAACAATGGAAGGTTTTGTTGATCAGCGGTCATGCAGTGGCAACAAAACAGGAAGCTGATGTTTTGCCCGGGCTTGAAGGCGAATACGTCAACATTCGCGAAAGTAGCGCGCAGATGAGTGTGAAGCGTATGGCAAGTCTGATTGAGTACACGACAGCATGGGCTATTGGTCAGGGCGTCAGATTTACCGACAGGAGGTACGAATGAGACGACAGCGACGAAGTATCACCGACATAATCTGTGAAAACTGCAAATACCTTCCAACGAAACGCTCCAGAAATAAACGCAAGCCAATCCCAAAAGAATCTGACGTAAAAACATTCAATTACACGGCTCACCTGTGGGATATCCGGTGGCTAAGACATCGTGCGAGGAAATGACAATGGATTATTCACAGTTAAGTGATTTTGAAATTAACAGAATGGTAGGAGACATAATTTTTAAGGGCCTTTGGGCATGTAAGCCTGAAACATCAGGGAATAACACAAATAAATGGTATTACGGAAATGCTGATACAAGTCTTGAGCCATTAAACCCTTTACCTGACTACTGCAATGATCCGAGAGCTGCATGGCCTGTAATCGCAAAACATCAGATCAGCATATGTGCATACGAAAGAAATAATCCTGGAATGAAGAATGAATATTGGTGGGAGGCGGATAGATTTTGTGAATTTATTACCATAGACAACAACCCACTCCGCGCCGCCATGATTGTCTTTCTCATGATGCAGGACGCCAATAATGCTTAGCCCATCCCAATCCATTCAATACCAGAAAGAAAGCGTCGAGCGGGCTTTAACGTGCGCTAACTGCGGTCAGAAGCTGCATGTGCTGGAAGTTCATGTGTGTGAGCACTGCTGTGCAGAACTGATGAGCGATCCGAATAGCTCAATGTACGAGGAAGAAGACGATGAGTGATTTCTCTGAGCTTATTTCCTTCAAAAAAGACAGAGAAGAAATGCGGACTGAATCTGTCTATTACGTTCAACACCGGAATAAACGCTCTGTGCTTGATCAGGAGCTGGTTATTACCGGAGACCTGGCATTCAGAACATATAAGGCCAGCATGGAAATGAAGGATTTCCCTAAATGTGGTTCTGAAAGAGAAGCCGCGTTAAAGCTGGCTGAGTGGATGCAGAGAATGGCTGCTGCAATTGAGAATTACTGGAGTGAACCATAATGGCTAACCTACGCAAAGAAGCACGCGGCAGAGAATGCCAGGTACGTATTTACGGCGTATGCAATGGCAATCCTGAAACTACAGTTCTGGCACATTACCGGATGGCTGGAATTTGCGGAACGGGAATGAAGCCTGACGACCTGATCGGCGCATGGGCTTGTAGCGCGTGTCACGATGAAATCGACCGACGCACCCATAACCTCGACAACAAAGACGCCAGACTTTACCACCTCGAAGGCGTGATCAGGACGCAGGCGGTATTGCTGAAGGAGGGGAAGGTTAAGTCATGAATGAATATCGGTTTGTGCTTCCATACCCGCCGTCGGTGAATACCTACTGGCGAAGAAGGGGAAGCCAATACTACATCAGCGATAAAGGCCAGAAATACCGAAAAGATGTACAGCAAATAATCCGCCAACTCAAGTTAGACATTTTCACCAAATCACGACTCCGCATCAAAGTCATCGCAGACGTTCCAGACTCCCGCCGCCGCGACCTCGACAACATCCTGAAAGGTTTACTCGACTCCCTTATCCACGCCGGATTTGCGGAAGACGACGAGCAATTCGATGACATTCGCGTAATTCGTGGTGTGAAAGTACCAGGTGGAAGGCTTGGAATAAAAATCACCGAACTGGAGAACGCATGAACGCCACAATTCAAACGATACCAGAGCTTCTTATCCAGACACGAGGCAATCAGACCGAAGTGGCAAGGATGCTTTCCTGCGCAAGAGGAACAGTGCTCAAGTACAACCGAGACAGCAAAGGCGAGCGTCACGTAATAGTTAACGGCGTCCTGATGGTCAAACAGGGCAAAAGGGGAAGGCCATGAGACTCGAAAGCGTAGCTAAATTTCATTCGCCAAAAAGCCCGATGATGAGCGACTCACCACGGGCTACGGCTTCTGACTCTCTTTCCGGTACTGATGTGATGGCTGCTATGGGGATGGCGCAATCACAAGCCGGATTCGGAATGGCTGCATTCTGCGGTAAGCATGAACTCAGCCAGAACGACAAACAAAAGGCTATCAACTATCTGATGCAATTTGCACACAAGGTATCGGGGAAATACCGTGGCGTGGCAAAGCTTGAAGGAAATACTAAGGCAAAGGTACTGCAAGTGCTCGCAACATTCGCTTATGCGGATTATTGCCGTAGTGCCGCGACGCCGGGCGCAAGATGCAGAGATTGCCACGGTACAGGCCGTGCGGTTGATATATCAAAAACAGAGCTGTGGGGGAGAGTTGTTGAGAAAGAATGCGGAAGATGCAAAGGTGTCGGCTATTCAAGAATGCCAGCAAGCGCCGCATATCGCGCTGTAACGATGCTAATCCCCAACCTTACTCAACCCACCTGGTCACGCACTGTTAAGCCGCTGTATGACGCTCTGGTGGTGCAATGCCACAAAGAAGAGTCAATCGCAGACAACATTTTGAATGCGGTCACACGTTAGCAGCATGATTGCCACGGATGGCAACATATTAACGGCATGATATTGACTTATTGAATAAAATTGGGTAAATTTGACTCAACGATGGATAAATGCACTCGTTAAATAAAGCCCTGAGTTAATAGCTCGGGGCTTTTTGCGTTTTAAGCACGGACTTTCTGAAAGCACATCAAACCAAATACCAGACAGACCAAAATAATCACCTTATCCGCTGTGGCTACGGTGTGGTGTGCTTTGCATAAAAGAAAACCAGCGCAATGGCTGGCTTCGTGAAAGCGGGTGGCAAGAGGCTGCGCTAACAACCTCCTGCCGTTTTGCTCGTGCATATCGGTCACGAACAAATCTGATTACTAAACACAGTAGCCTGGATTTGTTCTATCAGTAATCGACCTTATTCCTAATTAAATAGAGCAAATCCCCTTATTGGGGGTAAGACATGAAGATGCCAGAAAAACATGACCTGTTAGCCGCCATTCTCGCGGCAAAGGAACAAGGCATCGGGGCAATCCTTGCGTTTGCAATGGCGTACCTTCGCGGCAGATATAATGGCGGTGCGTTTACAAAAACAGTAATCGACGCAACGATGTGCGCCATTATCGCCTGGTTCATTCGTGACCTTCTCGACTTCGCAGGACTAAGTAGCAATCTCGCTTATATAACGAGCGTGTTCATCGGCTACATCGGTACTGACTCGATTGGTTCGCTTATCAAACGCTTCGCTGCTAAAAAAGCCGGAGTAGAAGATGGTGGAAATCAATAATCAACGTAAGGCGTTCCTCGATATGCTGGCGTGGTCAGAGGGAACTGATAACGGACGGCAGAAAACCAGAAATCATGGTTATGACGTCATTGTAGGCGGAGAGCTATTCACTGATTACTCAGATCACCCTCGCAAACTTGTCACGCTAAACCCAAAACTAAAATCAACAGCAGCCGGACGTTACCAGCTTCTTTCCCGTTGGTGGGATGCCTATCGTAAGCAGCTTGGCCTGAAAGACTTCTCTCCGAAAAGCCAGGACGCTGTGGCATTGCAACAGATTAAAGAGCGTGGCGCTTTACCGATGATTGATCGCGGTGATATCCGTCAGGCAATCGACCGTTGCAGCAATATCTGGGCTTCGTTGCCGGGGGCTGGTTATGGACAGTTCGAGCATAAGGCTGACAGCCTGATTGCAAAATTCAAAGAAGCAGGCGGAACGGTCAGAGAGATTGAGGTATGAGCAGAGTCACCGCGATTATCTCCGCTCTGGTTATCTGCATCATCGTCTGCCTGTCATGGGCTGTTAATCATTACCGTGATAACGCCATGACCTACAAAGAACAGCGCGACAAAGCCACATCCATCATCGCTGACATGCAGAAGCGTCAACGTGACGTAGCAGAACTCGATGCCAGATATACAAAGGAGCTTGCTGATGCTAACGCGACTATCGAAAGTCTCCGTGATGATGTTTCTGCTGGGCGTAAGCGGCTGCAAGTCGCCGCCTCCTGTGCAAAGTCAAAGACCGGAGCCAGCAGCATGGGCGATGGAGAAAGCCCAGGACTTACAGCAGATGCTGAACTCAATTATTACCGTCTCCGAAGTGGAATCGACAGGATAACCGCGCAGGTTAACTACCTGCAGGAGTACATCAGGACGCAATGTCTGAAATAATTTTTTTGCAAATCACAAAGTCCATTTAATGAGCCTCGCGATGCGGGGCTTTTTTGCAATAAATGCGTACCGCAACGCATGTTTTTTTTACACCGAACCTGCCCCTTTGGAATGGGCCTTTGAGGATACCAGTTAGTGCTGGCGAGCCTCGGTGGGCTGGTTTCCTGTGCGGCAAAGGTTCATTTCAAATGGTAGGTAAACGTTATGAATATCGTGCCACTTAATTACAAAGGTGAAATTGTCAGTTTCAACACTGATGGTTGGATCAACGTCACAGGTGTTGCTGAGAGATTTGGGAAACGCATTGATAACTGGATGCGTTTGGCAGAAACGCTTGAATACGTTCGTGCTTTAGACGAAGCGTTGACCGGGAAAGAATCTCAAATTTTACATCCCTCACAATCGAGGTATGTAAAAACCAGCAAGGCACGAAAGGACAGGGGTGGTGGTACGTGGCTACATCCAAAACTTTCAGTTGCATTTGCCCGTTGGTGTGATGCTCGTTTTGCTGTGTGGTGCGACCTGCACATTGATAGTCTGCTTCGCGGTGAACTGACTGAGCAGCAGAAATATGAGCAAGCATGTCGCATTCGCGATGACCGGAAATCAAAAGCCAGCAATGGGGCAAGAGAGATGGCTCGCTGGCGATGGGATAAGCCGGTTATTGAAGCAAATGTTGAGTACTGGCGCGAGCAACTGCAGTTGACTCTCGATATCGCGTGCTGATGGCAAACGCAAAACTGCGTTATCGAAAAAATCAAAGCATTACTAGAACTGAGCAACGGCTATCCATTACAAAGCCCATCTACGGGTGGGCTTGATAATGAAACCAGAATTTATTCTGGGAAACCAGTTACGGCAGTACAGCGAAACAACCCAAGCCAGTAAGTGGGGAAATAACACTGGCAGCCACTGAAAGATGAACCTCATGCCTTATGGCAAAAAAGATTCTTTGTGGTGGCGGACTGATGGAAAGACATCGGTTATTGCAGAGACCATTCAATGAGTGGTCTCGAAAATGACTTATACCCTACACGGGATAACTTAACTGATATCCCTTTTAACGGATAAACGGAGCCAACAATGGCAGAGATTATTCCCATGACTGAAGAACAGAAATTCCAGTTAGAGATTTACAAACTGGTCATGAACCAGAACGCAGCCGCAGAAGAAGCATTTCAGTTCATTGGCACTGACGAGCTGAAGCTTGAGTTATTCAAAATTCACTTCCAGTCAGGCGGCGCTAATTCAGATATCACGACCCGCACTATCGAAGCGGTGCGTAAATCGAAGGAAGCGTTAGACCTGTTCACTACCGGAGCATAAACATGGCAACTCAAGGTTTCGACAACCCATCCAAATTCCGCGATGAATGGGATAAGCAAGCAGAAGGGAAATAATCAATATGGCGACTGAGAAAAAGAACGTCGGTCGCCCTTCGGATTACCTGCCGGAGGTGGCTGATGATATCTGTGCGCTGCTTGCCTCCGGGGAAAGTCTGGTTAAGGTTTGCAAGCGCCCCGGCATGCCAGCAAAGGCTACTGTATTTCGCTGGCTGTCAGAGCATGACGAATTTAGAGACAAGTACGCGAAGGCAACTGAGGCACGAGCTGATTCTATTTTCGAAGAGATATTCGAAATTGCTGACAATGCGATTCCAGATGCTGCTGAGGTGGCAAAGGCAAGACTTCGCGTTGATACCCGCAAATGGGCGCTGGCCCGAATGAATCCCCGTAAGTATGGCGACAAGGTAACTAACGAGCTTGTCGGTAAGGACGGCGGCGCAATCCAGATTGAAACATCACCGATGAGCACTCTATTCGGAAAATGACCTCGATTAATCCTATCTTTGAACCGTTCATTGAGGCGCATCGCTACAAAGTCGCCAAAGGCGGTCGAGGTAGCGGTAAGTCATGGGCAATTGCGAGGCTGCTTGTTGAAGCGGCGCGTCGGCAGCCAGTGCGTATTCTCTGCGCTCGTGAACTGCAAAACAGTATCAGCGATTCAGTAATCCGGTTGCTTGAAGACACCATAGAGCGGGAAGGGTATTCGGCTGAGTTTGAAATTCAGCGTTCAATGATTCGTCATCTCGGAACGAATGCTGAATTCATGTTCTACGGCATCAAAAACAACCCTACGAAGATTAAATCGCTCGAAGGTATTGATATCTGCTGGGTGGAAGAAGCGGAGGCGGTAACGAAGGAATCGTGGGATATTCTGATACCAACCATTCGCAAGCCGTTTTCCGAAATATGGGTGAGCTTCAACCCGAAAAACATCCTCGACGATACCTATCAGCGATTCGTTGTAAATCCTCCCGATGATATTTGTCTGCTGACGGTGAACTACACCGACAACCCGCATTTTCCTGAAGTTCTCCGTCTGGAGATGGAAGAGTGTAAACGCAGAAATCCGACACTGTATCGTCACATCTGGCTTGGTGAGCCAGTAAGCGCAAGTGATATGGCAATCATCAAACGTGAATGGCTTGAAGCCGCAACCGATGCGCACAAGAAACTCGGATGGAAAGCGAAAGGCGCGGTTGTTTCTGCACATGACCCGTCAGATACAGGGCCAGATGCTAAAGGTTACGCATCGCGTCACGGTTCGGTGGTTAAGCGCATTGCCGAAGGTCTGCTGATGGACATCAACGATGGTGCTGACTGGGCTACTTCGCTGGCTATTAAAGACGGCGCTGACCATTACCTGTGGGATGGTGATGGTGTTGGTGCCGGGCTACGCAGACAGACAACGGAAGCGTTCTCCGGCAAGAAAATCACCGCCACGATGTTCAAGGGCAGTGAATCGCCATTCGATGAAGATGCGCCGTATCAGGCCGGAGCATGGGCTGATGAAGTCGTACAGGGTGACAACGTTCGCACTATTGGCGATGTGTTCCGCAATAAGCGAGCACAATTCTATTACGCGCTGGCTGACAGGCTGTATCTGACATATCGGGCGGTTGTTCACGGTGAGTATGCAGACCCAGACGACATGCTGAGTTTCGACAAAGAAGCGATAGGCGAGAAGATGCTGGAGAAGCTGTTTGCAGAACTGACGCAGATTCAGCGCAAATTCAATAATAACGGGAAGCTGGAGCTTATGACTAAGGTCGAAATGAAGCAGAAGCTCGGTATTCCATCTCCTAACCTGGCTGATGCGCTGATGATGTGTATGCATTGCCCGGCATTGGTCCGCGAAGAAACAGAAATATACGTTCCCTCATCCTCCGGTTGGTAAACATGGCAGAGACATTAGAGAAAAAACATGAGCGGATCATGCTCAGGTTTGACCGCGCCTATTCTCCACAGCAGGAAGTGCGCGAAAAGTGCATTGAAGCTACGAGGTTTGCTCGTGTCCCCGGAGGTCAATGGGAAGGAGCAACGGCGGCTGGAACTAAGCTTGATGAGCAGTTCGAGAAGTATCCTAAGTTTGAAATCAATAAGGTAGCAACTGAACTTAACCGCATCATTGCAGAATACCGCAATAACAGAATCACCGTTAAGTTTCGTCCTGGTGACAGAGAGGCAAGCGAAGAGTTAGCCAATAAATTAAATGGTCTGTTCCGTGCTGACTACGAAGAAACCGATGGCGGTGAGGCTTGCGATAATGCATTTGACGACGCTGCTACTGGTGGTTTCGGTTGCTTCCGTTTGACGTCGATGCTGGTCAATGAATACGACCCCATGGACGATCGTCAGCGTATTGCTATTGAACCAATATACGACCCGTCGCGCTCTGTGTGGTTTGACCCTGACGCTAAGAAGTACGACAAATCTGACGCGTTGTGGGCGTTCTGCATGTATTCGTTGTCACCTGAAAAATATGAGGCTGAATACGGAAAGAAACCTCCTGCTTCTCTGGATGTAACGTCTATGACCAGTTGGGAATATGACTGGTTTGATGCAGATGTTATTTACATAGCGAAGTATTACGAAGTTCGTAAAGAGTCTGTTGACGTCATCAGTTATCGACATCCAATCACTGGAGAGATTGCAACATACGACAGTGATCAGGTTGAAGATATTGAAGATGAACTGGCAATAGCTGGATTTCAGGAAGTGGCAAGGCGCTCAGTGAAGCGCCGTCGTGTGTATGTATCAGTAGTGGATGGTGATGGTTTCCTTGAGAAACCTCGACGTATTCCTGGTGAGCATATCCCCCTCATCCCGGTTTATGGAAAACGCTGGTTCATTGATGACATTGAGCGTGTCGAAGGGCACATTGCAAAAGCAATGGATCCACAGCGTTTGTACAACCTTCAGGTTTCAATGCTGGCTGATACTGCAGCGCAAGACCCCGGTCAGATCCCTATAGTTGGCGTGGAGCAAATTCGTGGACTTGAGAAGCACTGGGAGGCTCGCAACAAGAAACGCCCAGCGTTCTTGCCGTTGCGCGAAGTGAGAGATAAATCTGGCAACATTATCGCTGGAGCTACCCCGACAGGATATACACAGCCTGCGGTTATGAATCAGGCATTGGCTGCATTACTACAGCAAACCAGTGCAGATATTCAGGAGGTTACAGGCGGCAGTCAGGCCATGCAGCAGATGCCAAGTAATATTGCTCAGGAAACGGTTAACAACTTGATGAACAGAGCAGATATGGCTTCGTTTATCTATCTGGACAATATGGCGAAAAGTCTTAAACGCGCTGGTGAAGTATGGCTGTCAATGGCGCGTGAAGTGTACGGTTCAGAACGTGAAGTGCGCATCGTTAACGAAGATGGAAGTGATGATATCGCTGTCCTGAGCGCACAGGTTGTTGACAGGCAAACAGGGGCTGTTGTTGCGTTAAATGACCTTTCTGTCGGTCGATACGATGTGACGGTTGATGTTGGACCAAGCTACACAGCACGACGTGATGCAACGGTTTCTGTACTGACAAATGTCCTTAGCTCTATGCTTCCAACAGACCCAATGCGCCCGGCAATTCAGGGTATTATTCTGGACAATATCGATGGCGAAGGCCTTGATGACTTCAAAGAGTACAACCGAAACCAACTGCTGATATCTGGTATTGCAAAACCACGCAATGAGAAAGAGCAGCAGATTGTTCAACAGGCGCAAATGGCAGCACAAAGCCAGCCAAATCCTGAAATGGTTCTCGCTCAGGCGCAAATGGTAGCAGCGCAGGCAGAAGCGCAAAAAGCAACTAACGAAACTGCTCAAACTCAAATCAAAGCATTTACTGCCCAGCAGGATGCGATGGAGAGTCAGGCAAACACTGTCTATAAACTGGCTCAAGCCAGAAACATCGATGACAAAGCAGTGATGGAGGCAATACGCCTTCTGAAAGATGTCGCCGAGTCACAACAACAGCAATTCCAGTCACCACCACAGTCACCGGCAGACTTAATGCCGAGTTAACCAGGAGTAATCAATGGAAAACGAACTGATCATCGACGGTCAGGTTATTGACCTGTCTGAAACACAGGAAAATGCAGAAGAAACCATCATCCAAACAGAGTCACAGCCTGAGAATGAAAGCCAGGATGACAACGGTAAAGAGGTGGAAACTGAGCCTGAAAAAACCGAAGAGACACCAGAAGATTACGCCTTGCGTATTGGTGATGAAGAAATTCAGCTTAACGCTGACGATGATGATCACATTGACGGGCAACCTGCACCGCAATGGGTGAAAGATCTTCGCAAAGGCTTCAAAGAAACACAGAAAGAAAACCGTGAGTTGCGCCGCCAGCTTGAGGAAGCATTAGCCAAGCCAGCGGAACATCAGCAACCACAGCCAGACGCTATTCCACCAAAACCGACTCTTGAGTCGTGTGATTATGACGAACAGGCGTTTGAACAGGCATTGACTGATTGGCATGAGAAAAAAGGCCGTGTCGAACAGCAGCAGCAACAAAAACTACGTCAGCAACAGGAATACCAGCAGCGTTTCCAGCAAAGGGTAGAAGCGCATAAACAACGGGCAGCCAAACTTCCTGTGAAAGATTATCAGGAAATGGAAGCCATTGTTCTTAGTGAGCTACCACCAATTCAGCAGGAAATCATCATTCACTGTGCAGACGAAGGCTCTGAACTACTCGCCTATGGCTTAGGTAAGAGCCAGCAATTACGCCAGCGTGTAGCCGCTGAGACAGATCCAATTCGCGCAGCATTCCTCTTGGGGCAGATTAGCAAACAGGTAAGCCTTGCTCCAAAACCAAAGAAAGCCATCAAGCCAGAGCCGGAAGTACGTGGTGGCGGTGCTGATGCGAAACAAGACGAATTCAACAAATTATGCCCCGGCGCAAAAATCGAATAAGGAAAAGATAAATGCCTAACAATCTCGACAGTAACGTCAGTCAAATCGTTCTGAAAAAATTCCTTCCGGGTTTTATGTCAGATTTAGTTCTGGCGAAAACCGTAGACCGTCAGTTGCTGGCAGGTGAAATCAACTCCAGCACTGGCGATAGCGTTAGCTTTAAACGTCCGCATCAATTCTCATCCCTCCGTACTCCCACTGGTGATATTTCAGGGCAAAATAAAAACAACCTGATCTCAGGTAAAGCTACGGGGCGTGTAGGTAACTACATCACTGTTGCTGTTGAATATCAGCAACTGGAGGAAGCGATCAAGCTTAACCAGCTGGAAGAAATTCTCGCGCCGGTTCGCCAGCGAATCGTTACCGACCTTGAAACAGAGCTTGCTCACTTCATGATGAATAACGGTGCGTTGTCACTTGGTAGCCCCAATACTCCAATCACCAAATGGTCTGATGTTGCGCAGACGGCATCTTTCCTGAAAGACCTCGGCGTTAATGAAGGTGAAAACTATGCTGTAATGGATCCATGGTCTGCACAGCGACTTGCTGATGCGCAGACTGGTTTGCATGCTTCAGATCAATTGGTTCGTACTGCATGGGAGAACGCACAGATCCCAACCAATTTTGGCGGCATTCGCGCACTGATGTCTAATGGGCTTGCCTCTCGTACGCAGGGGGCATTTGGCGGAACACTGACAGTCAAAACACAGCCAACTGTTACCTATAACGCAGTTAAAGACTCATACCAGTTCACTGTAACATTGACCGGAGCGACAGCCAGCGTTACAGGTTTTCTGAAAGCTGGTGATCAGGTCAAATTCACCAATACCTACTGGCTGCAACAGCAGACCAAACAGGCGTTGTATAACGGAGCCACACCAATTAGCTTCACTGCAACGGTTACTGCTGATGCTAATTCAGACAGCGGTGGCGATGTGACGGTTACGCTTTCTGGTGTTCCGATTTATGACACTACAAACCCGCAGTACAACTCTGTAAGTCGTCAGGTAGAGGCAGGCGATGCCGTATCTGTAGTAGGCACTGCTAGCCAGACAATGAAGCCAAACCTGTTCTATAACAAGTTCTTCTGTGGACTTGGCTCTATCCCACTGCCGAAACTGCACAGTATTGATTCTGCTGTTGCAACATATGAAGGTTTCTCCATCCGCGTACATAAATACGCAGATGGCGATGCCAACGTGCAAAAAATGCGCTTCGACTTACTGCCTGCATATGTGTGCTTTAACCCTCACATGGGCGGTCAGTTCTTCGGTAATCCGTAATAACAAGGGGCTTACGCCCCTTTTATGTTTTAAGGAAACAATATGGATCGGATGAGTGTATTCCTTGCCGCAGATAACGAATCCGGGCATGTACAGGCCGTTATCGCAGAAAAAGACTTCCAGTTTTTCGAAAGGTTGGGCTTTGTTGCCTCAGTTGATGAATTGAAACCGACCAGTAAGCGAGGTCGTAAGGCGGCAGACAATGGCAACAGTACTGACAAAGGGTGAGATCGTCCTTTTTGCGCTTCGTAAGTTTGCTATTGCTTCTAATGCATCGCTGACTGATGTTGAGCCGCAATCAATTGAAGATGGTGTAAATGATCTGGAAGATATGATGTCCGAGTGGATGATTAACCCCGGCGACATTGGTTACGCTTTCGCAACTGGAGATGATCAGCCATTACCAGATGATGAGTCAGGTCTTCCAAGAAAATACAAACACGCAGTAGGCTATCAGTTATTGCTGAGAATGCTATCTGATTACAGCCTTGAACCAACTCAGCAAGTTCTCAGTAACGCCCAACGCTCATATGATGCCTTGATGACCGACACTCTGGTTGTTCCTTCAATGCGACGACGTGGAGATTTTCCTGTAGGGCAGGGTAATAAATATGACGTGTTCACATCTGACCGATATTATCCAGGCGATCTCCCTCTGATTGATGGCGATATCCCAAACGCATAGGTGAATAAATGCCTATTCAGCAACTTCCGCTTATGAAAGGTGTCGGCAAAGACTTTAGAAACGCCGACTATATCGACTATCTGCCAGTGAATATGTTGGCTACACCCAAAGAAATCCTGAACAGCAGCGGATATCTTCGCTCATTCCCGGGCATTGCCAAACGTTCTGATGTGAACGGCGTATCGCGCGGAGTTGAGTACAACATGGCGCAGAGTGCTGTTTATCGCGTGTGTGGGGGCAAGCTGTATAAGGGCGAAAGCGAAGTCGGTGATGTTGCCGGAAGTGGTCGTGTATCAATGGCACATGGTCGGACATCACAGGCAGTAGGCGTTAATGGTCAACTGGTCGAGTATCGCTATGATGGCACGGTTAAAACCGTCTCAAACTGGCCTACAGACAGCGGATTCACTCAGTATGAGTTAGGTTCGGTTCGCGACATTACGCGTTTACGTGGGCGTTATGCGTGGTCAAAAGACGGTACTGATTCATGGTTTATCACTGACCTTGAAGACGAATCACATCCTGACCGATACAGCGCACAATATCGCGCAGAGTCTCAGCCTGACGGCATCATCGGCATCGGAACATGGCGAGACTTCATCGTATGCTTTGGTTCATCGACGATTGAATATTTCTCCCTGACGGGTGCAACCACCGTTGGTGCTGCTTTGTATGTCGCACAGCCATCACTGATGGTGCAGAAAGGTATTGCCGGAACTTACTGCAAAACGCCGTTTGCTGATTCCTATGCGTTTATCAGCAATCCGGCAACAGGTGCGCCGTCTGTGTATATCATCGGTTCCGGTCAGGTGTCACCAATCGCCAGCGCGAGCATTGAGAAAATCCTCCGCTCCTACACTGCTGATGAACTGGCTGATGGCGTGATGGAATCGTTGCGGTTTGATGCGCATGAGTTGCTGATTATCCATCTTCCGCGCCACGTCCTCGTATACGACGCATCTTCAAGCGCCAATGGTCCGCAATGGTGTGTGTTGAAAACAGGCCTGTATGACGATGTGTACCGCGCTATCGACTTCATTTACGAAGGCAATCAGATAACGTGCGGCGATAAGCTGGAATCGGTTATCGGCAAATTGCAGTTCGATATCAGCAGCCAGTACGACAAGCAACAGGAACACCTGTTGTTTACTCCGTTGTTCAAAGCGGATAACGCAAGAGTGTTCGACCTTGAGGTTGAATCTTCAACTGGCGTTGCGCAGTACGCTGACCGCCTGTTCCTCTCTGCAACCACTGACGGAATCAATTACGGACGTGAGCAGATGATTGAACAGAATGAACCGTTCGTTTACGACAAACGTGTTTTGTGGAAGCGAGTCGGGCGCATCAGGAAAAATGTCGGCTTCAAATTGCGCGTTATCACGAAGTCACCTGTCACTCTGTCTGGCGCTCAGATAAGGATTGAGTAATGGCGGATTCGAATCTCAATGTGCCGGTAATCATTCAGGCTACACGGCTCGACACATCAGTCCTTCCACGCAATATCTTCTCGCAGTCGTATCTGCTTTACGTTATCGCACAGGGTACTGATGTTGGTAACGTGGCGAACAAGGCCAACGAGGCCGGACAGGGCGCTTATGATGCACAAGTCAGGAACGATGAGCAGGATGTGATTCTGGTCGATCACGAAATTCGACTAGCATCGGCTGAAGCGAAGATACAGGACCACGAAACAAGGATCACTAACGCAGAAGCGGCGATAGTCGGCCTTGATTCACGATTAACGACAGCAGAAAACGATATTGATTATCTGACGGATGAAGTTGTCTCCATTCAAAACACGCTTTCAGACCATGAAACGCGCATCGATGCTCTTGAGTATGCCACTACGCGCAAGAAGTCAGAGGTTGTTTACTCTGGCGTATCAGTAACCATCCCGACAGCGCCTACCAACCTTGTTAGCCTGCTGAAAACGCTCACGCCGTCATCGGGCACGTTGGCACCATTCTTCGACACCGTTAACAACAAGATGGTTGTGTTCAACGAGAACAAAACCTTGTTCTTCAAGCTGTCGATTGTCGGGACGTGGCCCAGCGGAACCGCCAACAGATCAATGCAGCTAACCTTTTCCGGCTCTGTTCCTGACACGTTGGTCAGCAGTCGTAATGCGGCGACAACAACCGATAACATCCTGTTAGCTACGTTCTTCAGCGTGGATAAAGACGGCTTTCTTGCCACAAATGGCAGCACGTTAACCATTCAGTCGAATGGTGCGGCGTTTACTGCCACAACCATCAAAATCATTGCGGAGCAGTGATGGAAATAAAACTCATCGATAATCCGGTGAAGCTTGCAGAATTCCTCAACAACCCGGCAAACACGGGAAATATCGTAGACAGTGGAGATAAATACTACATCAAACCTGATGCGGTATATCTCGGCATCTACGAAGGATTAGTGCTGGCTGGAGTTCATGAAGTGCGTAACTTCTGGCATAGCGTTGTTGAATGCCATGCGGTGTACGACCCCGGATTCCGTGGTGAATATGCACTGCAAGGGCATCGATTATTCTGCAAATGGCTTCTCGAAAACTCACCATTCCTTAACAGCATCACCATGGTTCCTGACACCACGAAATACGGACGGGCAATTATCCGTTTGCTTGGCGCTACCCGTGTTGGTCACCTTGATGATGCGTACATGAGTAACGGAAAACCGGTTGGAATCACCCTCTATCAATTACCTCGTTCAAAATATGAGGAGCTATTAAATGTTAGTACTTAGCGAAAGCTTCAAGAATAAATTGCTTCCCATGAATGGGTACATGAAAGGCGGCAGCGACTCCGGCTCTAAAGCCCAGGCACGCGCAACTGAAAAGGGTATCGAATTGCAGCGTGAAATGTGGCAGACGAACATGCAAAACCTTGCACCTTTCACGCCACTCGCTCAGCAGTACGTATCACAGTTGCAGAATCTTTCCTCTCTTCAGGGTCAAGGTCAGGCTCTTAACCAGTATTACAACTCTCAGCAGTACAAAGACCTTGCAGGTCAGGCGCGCTATCAGAGTCTGGCAGCAGCAGAGGCAACGGGTGGATTAGGCTCTACAGCAACCGGAAACCAGTTGGCAGCAATCGCGCCTACACTCGGTCAAAACTGGCTGTCAGGTCAGATGAACAACTACAACAATCTGGCAAATATCGGCCTTGGTGCTCTTACAGGTCAGGCAAACGCTGGGCAGAACTACGCTAACAACGTCAGCCAATTGTATCAACAGCAGGCGGCAGCATCTGCGGCTAATGCGAATAAACCATCAGGATTTCAGAGCGCCTTGGGGGGAGCGGCAGCAGGTGCAGCTGCAGGTACTGCAATCATGCCTGGTTGGGGTACAGCAATTGGTGCTGGCGTCGGTCTTCTTGGTTCACTTTTTTAATGGAGGTGTCTCTTGGCTACATGGCAACAGGCTGGTAATTCAGGTGCGCTTCTTGCCGGGTTAGGCGGCATGAACTCCAACGCTCCAAGAGCAAGTGATGCAGACGCCACGCTTGCATACATTCGACAGAATAACGAGATGGAGCGTTCAGGACGTAATAACGTTGGCTTGCAGGCTTTGCAGGGCATTTCATCTGTCATGGATATGTATAAGCAGATGGATCAGCAGAAGCGGCAGCAAGAGTTTCAGCAGGCTTATGCTGATGCATATACATCTGGTGACCGCGATGCAATGCGAAAGCTGGCATCACAGTATCCTGAGCAGTTTGACGCTGTAAGAAACGGCATGAAATTTGTCGATGAAGACCAGCGTTCCACTGTCGGTACACTGGCAGCAAGTGCCAGACTCGCAGCTTCATCTCCAGAAGCCATGATGTCATGGTTGCAGAACAACTCATCTGAGCTTACTCGTGCCGGAGTAGACCCTCTGGATGTGGCGAAAATGTATCAGCAAAATCCACAAGGTTTCACAGAGTTTGTTGATCACCTTGGAATGGCTGCACTTGGTCCAGAACAATATTTTCAGGCGCAAGACAGAATCGTTGGGCGTGAGATTGATCGCGGAAAACTTGCAGAGACAATCCGCAGCAATCAGGCTGGCGAGGCGCTAACAGCACGAGGTCAGAACATCACGATGCGCGGTCAGGATTTATCTGCTTCTACTGCGCGACGCGGGCAGGATTTGGCAATGCAGCGAGCGTCAACAAGAGGAACCGCTGGGAATGATGAGCGTACAGTTCAGTTATCAGATGGCAGAACTGTAACGGTTGGCGGGAAACTTCACGGAGCTGGGGCAAATGCGTTCTACGAAGGCATCGACAACGAGGGGAATATGGTTCGCGTTCCTGCCAGTTCAATCGCAGCGCCTGCAACATCGTCTGCATCAGCACAAAACTATGCCATGAAGAAGGATATCGACGCGATCGCAAATGCAGACGCTTCTGCTCTCGATTTCATGACAGGAATGACCGGAGGCGCAGGTAACCCGGCAATTGGTGCTGATGTTCGCAGCCGATTAACAGGAAAAGAGCAGCGCCAGTTATATAACTCAGCACAACGTATTCAGGGCAGAATGCAGAATCAGGGTGTGGCGGCAGCAAGGGACATGGGGGCCAGTGGTATTAACACCGTTGCAGAAGCGAAGATGTATTTTCAGGGGATGCCGCAGGTTGACTATTCAAGCCCGGAGGCTATGCAGCAGTCGATTCGCGAGATTCAGGAATACACCAACAATTACAACCAACAATATAACGTTAATGTTGGTAAATCTCAGCGGCAGCAATCTCAACCTGCACAGGTATCACAGCCAGCAGCCAGCAGTAACTTTTCTTCACTATGGGGTGATTAATGGCTAAAGCATGGAAAGATGTTATCGCCTCTCCACAGTATCAGGCGTTAGCACCAGAACAAAAAGCGCAGGCTCAGGAGCAATACTTCAATGAAGTCGTGGCCCCGCAAGCCGGAGAAAATGCAGAGCAGGCTAAGCAAGCTTTCTATGCTGCCTATCCATTGCCATCTGTGCAGCCAGTGGATACACAGCAACCAGTAGCACAGCAACAACCACAGCAAAGTGGATTTATGTCTGATCTTGGCGAAGCAGTAAAAGAGACTGGTCGCGGACTGGTGCAGGCTGGCGTGAACGTGGCAAACATACCTGCATCAGTTGCAGATGCTGTAACAAGCGCGGCGGCATGGGCTGGCGGTAAACTCGGTATTGGCGATGGTACATATCAGCCAGCGCCACGAGTAACAACGCAGGGATTAGAGCAGGACTTTGGCCTTCAGCAAGGCGCGCTGACTCCACAAACGACAGAGGGAAGGGTATTTGCTGAAGCATTGCCTTACCTCACTCCTGCTGGCGTTGAGAGAGCGGCGGTACAGGCACCAACACTTGCTGGTCGAATTGCTCAGGGGGCAACTCGCCTTCTAGCAGAAAACGCAGTTGGATCACTTGCTGCAAATAGTGCGAAAGATGATGCGGAAGCACTCGCCACCGATTTAGGCGTTGGTGTACTTGCTGGCGGTGCTATTAACGCTGCCGGACGTGGATTAGGTGCTGCTTATCGTGGCGTTCGTGGTGCTATCGCGCCAGAAGCGCAGCAGGCTATCAGATTTGCAGAGCGTGAAGGAGTTCCTCTGCACACCACAGACCTGTTACAGCCTACTTCCCGCGTCGGGAAATTGGCGCAGACGACAGCGGAAAATATCCCCCTAGCTGGCACAAGCGGAATGAGAGCAACGCAACAGGAAGCGAGAAGCCAGTTGGTGCAGAGATTTGCTGATAAATTCGGTGAGTATGATCCAGCTGTTGTTATTGACAGCCTTAAAGCGAAAACATCAGGAATTCGTCGTGCTGCAGGGAACCGTCTTGAGCAGGTTCAGAATGCTATGGCTGGAGTAAACATTCAGCCTGCGCGAGCAATTCAGCAGATTGATACAGAATTATCTAACCTGCAGAAGCTTGGTAAGGTTGCTGATAACGAGACAATTTCAAAACTTCAGTCATATCGTGATGAGCTTGTTCGCAATGCTGGCCCTGATGGTCCGGTAAATCTGGATTTGAAGCAATTAAGCGACCTGCGCAGCCAGTTCAGAATGGACGTGAAGGGTGAGCGACCAGTGTTACCAAACCGTTCCGATGCTGCCATTCAGCGCGTTTACAAGGCAATGACTGACGATATCAATGGTGCCATTGGTCAGAATCTTGGCAACGATACTCTCCGTAAATATCAGCAGGCCAATGCCGTCTACGCTGACGAAGCGGCGAAACTAAAGAATACCAGGCTGAAGAATGTTCTCATGAAAGGCGACCTGACGCCGGAAGTTGTCAACAACATGCTATTCAGCAAGAACAAATCGGAAATTAAGACGCTGTATAACTCAGTTGGTCGTGTTGGCAGGGCGCAAATGCGCAATGGCATCATTGGAAAGGCGATGGAGAAATCTGGCGGATCCCCTGACCAGTTCCTTCGGCAGCTTAACATCCTGCAAAACCAGACTGGCATCACATTTAAGGGGCAGGACGCTGCTTATCTGAAAGGATTAAAAAACTATCTGCAATCCACGCAGCAGGCTGCAAAAGCGGCAGTAACAACACCCACAGGGCAGCAAACTATCCCGTTCATTATTGGGTATGGGACGGCAATGAACCCGGCGACAACTGGCGCAGCAGTAAGCTACGGACTTCTTACTCGCGCCTATGAGAGCGAGCTATTCAGAAATGCAATGCTCCGAATGGCAAACTCCCCACGCGGATCAACAGCGTTCGAGAAAGCCATGCAGCAGGCACAAAAGGCCATTAACGCCCTGACTCAGGGGGCTAAGTCTGATGCGCTGTCAGAATAGCTTCGCAAATACCAGGAACGTGCAAAAACCAAATATGTAGAACGCAATATTCAGCATATCTCTGTGCATAAATCCTCCGTAACGGATGGTTATCTGCTGTCTTTTTTATATAGCTTCTTGAGCGTATCAAAGACAATTTTCTTAACCATATCAGATTGTTGTTCTGCCATACGCTCTGCATCGTCAATGTAAACTGATGCAGAGCTTTGTTTATCCAATGATTCCTCAATCGCTGCAATTATCTCTGAGTTCAGCGATCTGTTATTCATCTTCGCACGCTGTTTAATCTTCGCGTGGAGTTCATGCGGAAGTCTCAAGTGAAACTGCGCCTCGTCGTATTTGCTGTACATCCTTGATGCCTCACCAGTTGGGTGGAATGGCATCGTAACCTACTGGATAAATACTCAATAGTACCATTTCGGTATGCAATCACATCATGGTTGCATCATATCATTCGTCTGGAGCAATGAAATGTCAGATATCACCGCAAATGTTGTGGTAAGCATGCCTTCGCAACTCTTCACTATGGCGCGTTCTTTTAAAGCCGTAGCCAATGGCAAAATTTATATCGGTAAAATTGATACTGACCCTGTAAATCCTGAAAACCAGATTCAGGTTTATGTGGAGAACGAAGACGGTTCTCACGTTCCTGTTTCTCAACCAATCATCATTAACGCTGCTGGTTACCCGGTATATAACGGACAGATTGCCAAATTCGTAACTATGCAAGGCCATTCTATGGCTGTATATGATGCGTACGGTTCTCAGCAATTCAATTACCCAAACGTTCTTAAATACGACCCTGACCAGTTGCGTCAGGAGCTTGGCGGTTACGATGGCGCAAAGGTCATCGGTGAGTGTCCAGACATCGAAACGCTAAGGACTATTGAGCCACAGGAAAACAGTCAGCGCATTATCGTCCGCCATCACACCCTTAATTCTGGTTACGGTGGTGGTCAGTTCCGTTCCCGCCTTGATGGTTCATCGTACACAGATAACAATGGCACGGTCATCAAGACTACGGGTGGCGCAGTGTGGCTGCGTATCAATGCCGATATTATAAACCCTCTGATGTTCGGCGCGATCCCAGACGGTGTTACTGATTGTTCAAGTGCGTTCACTAATGCACTTTCGGCTGGTAGCATTGTTGTTCCTGACGGTGAATTCAAAATATCAAACGTGCAGGTTCCCACTAAAACAAGCATTCGTGGTAACGGGTACAAATCTAAAATCGTTGTTCCTACAGGCCAGGCATCGTTCCTAGTTGGGAATTCCTCTGCGGCTACAACAATAGATTATTTCGATGGTTGTAATATTTCTGATTTGCATATTTGGTCTGATTCAGTAGCGGCTGGCACCATTGGGATAATCACGAACGGAATTAGCTCTTCAAGATTTGAAAACATTGTTTATACCAAAACAAACATTGTTATTCGTCAGGACCATGCGGAAGGCTGTACTTTCAGAAATATCAGTAACTCTGATTTGGAAAATGGTGATACTGACCCTGTGTTTGTGATTTTTTCTCAGATAAATAAACGTTCAAATGATAATTCATATTTAAACTTTGTAGCGAGAAGTAGTGATACAGAGATTTATTTAGGAATGGTAGGTGGTGGTGACGTAACTGTGGCACAGCACGATGGCATCACTATCGAAGACTGCATTCTGTTTCCGTGTCAGAAGGATAACATTTATGTTGCAAACGGAAGGATGGGTAGGATCTCAAATAATGAGTTGTTTGTAGCTGGAAGAAATGGAATTCGCATAGACGCAGTTGTAACAAACATGTCAATTACAGGGAATAATATTCCTTGGTCTGGAAGATTTACTGCAGGCGGGGCTGATGCAATACTGGTGCAAACAGTGGCTGGTAGCGCTTCTTCCGCAGTTGGACAGGTGGATATTAGCAATAACATCATCAGTATGCCTTCTGGCTGCGGAATGAGGGTTGCTGGGATTGGTCAAGTAACTATTACTAATAACACTATTGTCTCTCCAAATAACATTAAAACAACAGTGACTGGACCATTCACTGCTAAGCAATATGACGGAATAAGGATTAACGGAGCTTGCGGATATATATTTGTATCTGATAACCATGTCACCACAGGAAGACACGGTCAGGGCGGTGATGATTTCTCAACGAACTGGAGATATGATGTTTTTGTTGAGTCTACCGTCATAAATGGAGTTGTTAAGCATCCTGGAATAAATGTTTTAAATCTTTCGCCTTACATTGATGTACAACTCCCTATAACTAGATATATTCAGGGTCGACATCAGACTCTATACAAGGAGGTTAACAGTCCGTACGCAACAACTAACTGGAGGGTTGCCTCAGGAACGGGAACCATATCAGCAGTATCTGCAACTAATCCATACTCTGGGGAGTTAACAAATACCGTATTGCAGTTTGTAAACACATCCGGAACTTCAATTTTCTCAAGAGGAGAAAATACCACAACTGCGGGTGACCCAATTGGCGCTGTTTTTAAGGTTAGGTGCACATCTCCGACATCCGCTTATGTTACGTTCAGTATTGTAGTTGGCGGTTCGGTCTTTGTTCAGAGAAGCATAATGGTAGGTGCAGGGTGGGGTGAGATAGACATGCGCAGACTGGGAGCGCCTGCAGGGGTTGTTGCTTTTCAGGTTTCAATATCAGATATATGCACCATACAAATAGCCGAAGTTAGGGTGACCAAGACCACAGAAGCGCCCCAATTATCAGGTACATATTATGGAACATCAATCCCTACATCCGGCTACTATAAGGTTGGAGATATAGTTAAAAACTCAGTCCCAACACCTGGATCTCCGAGAGGCTGGGTGTGCACAGCGTCAGGGACTCCAGGATCATGGGTATCAGAAGGAAATCTGTGAAGAAGCGCCACGGATGGCGCAAATGTTATTTTGGAAGATTAGTAAACCAAGGGATTGTCATTGCCTGGCGTTCAACCGCAGTGACTATTACCAGATCAGGTTTATAGGTACCAATTATGCGCGTCATAATTTCAGGTGTCGCCATAACAGCCTGATAATGCTGCTGGAATATGTTGGAGAAGGTAGCGTTCATGAACGGTTCCATTCCATCACCAAATGAATCACGTAACCACAAGACCTTCATTGAGTTAAGTGCAGTTTCATTCCTGGTTTCCTGAGGAACATTACGATGTATGGTAGAGTTATCAATCGGTAACACTTTTTTGAATGCCCCATACCAGTCATAAACCTTGACAGTCTTTGCACCAGGTACTTTTGCAGTGTACTCAACATCTATTAGAGAGTCCTGAAGGCGAAGGAATCTACTAAGGTCACCACCATTTCGTGATGATGCTGAAATATCAACGTCTTTATCGGTGAGCCATTTTATATTAGGTACTTGTTGAGAAATTCTATGCGAAATCTCCTTGTAACCGGCCCATGCACCTCTTTTGTTCCAGTGGGTATCGGTTTTATAATATAGAGGGCCATTATTCTTCAAGTTATCAAAAGACGCACCCATATTGATGAAGGTGTGATCGCCTTTTGCTGAAGACAAGAGGTATTGAGTGTTTCTGCTACCGCCATTTTCGATAAGCCATTTTGGCGAAAACTCGGGGTAAACTGTATGTTTATCTGGAGCAAAGCTTACAAAGTATCCCTTGCCGCCATAACTTTTGACGTAACTATCCCAGGCAATCCTTGCTTTAGCCATTTTGTCTATCTGCGGCCTGATATCCTTTGTAAGATTCCTCTTTTCTGAAAGAGTGTTTGAATATTTATCACCAAGGAACAGCCATCCATTTTTACCAACTATGGTCTCTTCAGGATAAAGAGATATCCCAACTTTATATAGCACACCAGACAGAGGCGGGATTGCAGAGTCAAGGTTATACAGACCATCAACGTTAAACCAATCAGTAACATCAGTTTTAGAGAAGTCAATAATTTTCGCACCATTAATAGCACCATCTTTAACATTTACCAACGGCGCTATCATTAAAAGAGCGAGTGAACTCACAGCAAAACTACAGATGTATTTTTTCACGACTCGCTCCTCAGAAATTAAAATACAGGAAAACTGCATTTGTGGATTTTATGGTTGCATACACGGCAGTTACAAAAAGAACAACCATACATATTGTTTTAATACCATAAGACCCCTTGGCGATGGTCATTTCGTATGAGTTTTTTAATGGGGTGATTATGAAACCAATTAATATCAACGAATAGCAAAGGAAGTTCTCAACAATTCCAACGGGAAGGAATGTTGATAATTTATCTGTAAATACGCCACCCCATGCCAGCATGTCAGTTGGAGCATTCTGAATGGATAGTGCACTTACTGAACCAATGTCAATCATTCCTCGCAGGATACGCATGGCATCGCCTACAGAATGAGCACGGAAGAAAACCCACGCAACGTTAACAAACATAAATGTAATAAACCATGCCAGAACCGAAGGTAGCGAGAACCCTCTACGCTTCCACCATCGGTGGATGACAAGAGCGCCACCATGCAGCACGCCCCATATGATAAACATCCAACTTGCACCGTGCCACAGCCCACCCAGAACGAACGTAGCAAACAGATTAAAATACACCCTGGCGCTGGAACATCGGTTCCCACCCAAAGGGATGTATATATAATCGCGAAGATAGCGACCAAGGGTTATGTGCCATCTGCGCCAAAAGTCCTGTATATCAAAAGATTTGTATGGTGAATTGAAGTTTAGAGGGAGCCATATGTTAAAGAGAAGCGCGGCCCCGATCGCCATGTCACAGTAACCACTAAAATCAAAATAAAGTTGAAATGTGTAAGAAAGACTGGCGGCCCATGAGCTAAAGAAATCATGCTGCGCCCCAGGTGCAAACCCTGCATCTGCGAACACTGCAAAGTTATCCGCGATAACAACCTTCTTGAATAACCCAACACTGAAGATAAACAACCCCATAAAAATATTTCTGTATCTTATAGCGCAATTCCACTTAGACTGGAACTGGGTCATCATCTCTTTATGGTGAAGTATTGGCCCTGCTATAAGGTGCGGGAAGAATGTTACGAACAATGCATAGTTGACGAAGTCATACTCTTTAGCGCTCCCTCTGTAACTATCAACAAGAAAAGCCGTTTGGGTAAAAGTATAAAAACTAATACCGAGTGGAAGTATTATGTTCCTAAAAGTAAGCTCATAACCGCTAAGAGCATTGAAATTCTCAATGAAGAAGTTTGTGTATTTATAATAACCAAGCAAAGACAAATTCACGATAATAGCTATTGTTAAAATTGCCTTACGCGAAAACGGTATTCTGACCCCTTTGACATGCGGAGAGACAGCCCCTCCGGCAATGAAGTTGAAAAGGATGGAACCTAACAATAATGGGAGATAGCTCACATCCCAATAGCCATAGAAGAAGAGACTGCAAGCCACAAGCCAAACCTTTCCAGCGTATACCATTCTGATTTTATTTAAGAAAAAGTACACAAAGAAGGATATAGGCAAAAACAGAAAAATGAATACAGGAGTACTGAAAAGCAT